CCCCACCTGTAAACCAGCCCATCCACTACCAGTTGTTATGGTAGGATCATGATCGGGATCGTATCCATGGATAGCCACACCATCGACCTGAACGGATGCCAGGCCATCTGCCGCATCAATCACCCGAACTATACCAAAAAAATTGGTATCTTCAGTAGTTGTAAGAACAACAGTGCCATTGGCAGAGATTTTGACCAACTTATTTTCATCAGTACCTTTAACCAAAGCACTGGCAAAGGGAACTAACTCCCCAACCTTGAGTCCAGTATAATTAATCGATCGCGCTGCCATAATCTTTATTCCTCCTTAATTCTTTTTGAATTTATACAATGAGGGATTATCATTGGAACCCTCATTGAGTCGTTCCTTGATAACCATAGTTTTTGTCTCGGTCTGTTTTCCAACCGGAATAGACTGAGCCAACTGTTTCTCAAGCCCATCAATCTTGAGCTTTAAATCCTCTACCGAAAGGGCATCCATCTCCTTGTTGAAAATCTCTGGATTGTGACTCATGCCGTTAATCTGGATAGACAACTTCGAACATTTCTCCCTCAGGTCACTGACATAAGAATCGGCAACGGTTATGTACTCATCCCACTCTACTTTCAAATCCTCAATTTCCTGAATAGCCACTTCCAGTTTCTGTTTAAGATCCTGCTTTTCCATTTCCGATAAAGACAGACTCTTTACCGTGGCTTTGTGTTTTACCTCTTCCAAGTCTAAACTCGCCTTCACCCCTTCAAGTTTGGCCTGCGTCACATGGAGAAGTACCTGTAAATCTTCAAATTTCACCTGAAGGTCAGACAAGGATGTTTCCAAGGCCAACTTTTCCCCTTCAAGCTTCTTCAGCTTTTCAAGGATTGATTTTACTTCTTCGGAACTCATATCTGTTTCACCAACTTTCTCAATCGAGCCGTCAAACTGAAAGTTAAAACGGAGAACATCGGTTTCCCTAAAATCCTTAAGATTTGTGGATGCAAAAACACTACCCTGCCCATCCACAACTCTCCCCTCTTTAATTTCAAGATTAGAGTTCTCGGGAGAACTAAATTCTCCCTTCACCCTCTTGCCAGGCATAGCACCAGCATAAACACCAGAGAGTTCAATAAGATTTCTCTTCTTAATCGACCCCTGGTGAACCGTATAGGTGCAAAGTTTATTAATGGGGGTTTCACCTTCGGGTGCCACGTTATACCAACGGCCAGGCATATGTGGGCAATTCATGCTTCGCATGTCATTACCACAGATACCGCAGATAAAAGAACCAGCCTGGAAGCCTACGCTTACGGCTTCGGTATGTCCAGATTCGTAGGCTTTGACATAATCATCCGTGCTGATGTCAGAAGTTTTGAGATCCTTCACCATATAAACAGAGGGACGAAAAGAAGTAAGTTTAGCCTCACCATCAACAACCTGAACGAGTTCGGATTGAAAGAGGGTGCCGGAAGGAATCTTGTTCGTATCGTGCCCGAAGAGAAAACCGATAAGTTCCGCTTCCTGACTGATATGCCTTGCCATGACATCCTGGTGGAAAGCTTCGATCATGTCCGTACCGAGATAAGAAAAGAAAGCCGTAAGGGTGTGATCGTCGGCGGCATCAACCGAAAATGAGTACAAATCTTCGGCCAGAAGCTCCTTCTTCGCAAAATGTTTATTTATTAATTCCAATTCCCCAGGAGAGGGTTGTCCAACGGCATTTTTAGGCATATTTCAAACCTCCAAGTCTTATTGCGTTTTCTTCCTGTAGTACCGCCTCAATAAAGGCTTGTTTATCTTCTGGTAAGGGTTGAATTGGCTTCTCTTCTTTCTGAAACTTGTGCTTATAGCCTTCAGTAATCATCTGGTGCAATTGGCTCGCATCCTTTCTTCTGTTCAAACCCTTGTGTATAATTTTCACAAACATTAATCACCTGTTGAGCGTCTATCCCTATTCGTATCTTTCCTTTTCTTTTCCTTGTCTCCCTCTTGAGATACGTCACGCTGAGGGGTCGGTGCGCCCGTCCCCGTGTTCCCGCCCGAAGGGGAAAAATCTGGATTTCTTTTTGCATCAGAAGGAGGATCGCCCTTTAACTTAAGCATCCGCCTGACCCTTCGATTCCGTTCATCCTCGGAGATAGCTCCCAATTGCTCCTCTTCCCAGAGCATCAAACTATAAGCCGCATAATATTGACTGGATTCATAAATGGGTCGTAGAGACGGTTCGTACCATTCCCAATCCGCATAAGCTTGAATTCCGGCTTCAACCTGTAGAGCCAATGTAAACATGCGCTCCAACAGCCTCTCAACTATAGATTGGAACCCTACAATCAACTGGATAAAAAGAAGGGCTTCTATCGACGTATAACCCTCCGTACCGCCACCAAATCGCTTGCCAAGGATAGTTGCATAGCTTTTCATGGCAGAGGCTATATCAGACATTAAAACGTCTACAATGGCCTGTAGATTGACTCCAGACTGTATGTTCTTGCCACCCAGGGCACCGAGGGTAAGCGTATCGAGATGGACAGGGTTATCATCAGCCTCAAGATTCTCCATGGAGGTTTTGGCCTCCGTAATGATGGTATTGATGTACTCAACAATCTTATCAGGTTGAGTGATACCCTGTTGTTTAGCCGCCAGTAATATCTGTTCTTGGTTGATGGAAACATCAATCCTATCAAAACCTAAATTCCTGAGTGCCCGGGAGAAATCCTGTAGGAGCCGCAATTTGTTCATTACGGCCTGGATAGCAGATAAAACTTGGTTTGTACCGTAAGGATCGCCACCAATCGGGTCCACGGGAATGTAAAAGAAGTTCCTATAGTTGAGGGAAACTTCATCATACCCCAAACCCTGAACCGGATAATAGGTCTTCCCACTCCACTTAAAGTTAATGGTCATTGGGTCAACCGGATAAAGACCCATCACCCTGTAGTTTTCGTCAAATGCCATCTCCGCCGATACAGCACCATCCAGTAGAACAGAACTCGCACATTGAAGGTAGAAGTTCGATAGGGATTGGTCGAAGCTGAACCCCTGCCGGCTGGGATTGTTCAGACGGTCAATCAATCCATCCAGATAAACCTGACCCTGATCGTGAACCTTCCCGTTTGGCTTCCGTGCCGTAAGGAAGTAACCACTATCAAATACCCTCAAGTAATTGCTGAAGGCATGGCTAACAGTAGGTTCTATATAAACCAGGAGACGAATCAAATCGGTAGAGTCCAGTTTAGATAACTGGGTCAGATCGAATTTATGGTACTCTTTAAACTGGCGTGGAACATAGGTGAAGATGTTCGAAGAGGTTATGGTAGAGGTCAGGGCATCGGTAGTTCTACGACCAACAGCTATGGATTTGGAGCCGATACTTAAATTAGTTGTCGGTTTTCGCTTTAGAAAGTCAAGAAATGCCAATCGGTTCCTTTTGTGGCTTAACGACCCGTCGAGTTTCCTCTAAGAACCATTCCCCCCTTATCGCTTGCCGGAAGGTATAGCCCTCACAGAAGAAACAGTTCGACCATGTCTCCCTGAGAGTTTTTCTCAGGTTTGCGTCACATCTTGGACACCTTTCGTTAATAAACATAATAGGTTCGGCTCACTTTCGCTTCACCGACCCAATAAGATAGGAAAATACTACTTCACGTCCTTAGTCATTTTCGTCATATTTCTTACGGAGTCGGAATAAACATTCTCGTAGGGCATGTCTTGATATTTTAAGGAGTTTACAGGCTTCCCCCCTACTCAATCCTTGTCCCATAAGTGTCACAATTTTCTTTTCCATCTTGGTCATTGGAATATTAGAAATCGGTTCTGGGAATTCTCCATACATGGGCAATCCTATCGGTAATTCACGCAGACCAACATAATCCTGATTCACATAGGCTTCAGCTTTACGACAAAGTTTCAAGCAGGAATTACGGTCTGGACAATCTTGACAGAACATGGGACGACTCCAATCTTTCCGAGCCATCCTTCTGTTTAGGGTAAGCTAACGGGTAGGTGTTCAGGATTTATGGTTGTTCAGAAAAAATGAACAGGATCATCCCATTATAGGGGTAGATTCATTCATTGTTTAAAATATGTGTTTGGATTTGATTTTTTTCATTCATTCCTTTGTCGAAGATACTAAGTTCTCGTTAATAAAAGGTTTTATATTATCTAAGTCAAGAAATGGCCTATCTTTTCGAATGATTAACCCCTGCCATCATTCCTCTTCTCAACCTTTTAATCTCTCCCTGATGAGCCTTGATACATAGATTGCAGATAGTTTTGATATGTTCCCATGCTGAAATCATTCCCTTTTCGTAAATTATCAGCTCTTGCAGAGGCTTCGGTTTAAATTTCATATTTATTTCTCTCGGTTCTCATATACTTCTTCAGGTGTAATATTCATATTATTTAAAAAATCACCTAACAAATCGTTAGGGCCAACAAGCGACTGATTTCTACGTTATCCTGCATTATTCCTTAAATAGACCGGGATGGGAGTCCCCATCCCTTGTCCCAATAAGCCCAACAAT